CTTCAACTACATTTTCAGGCCCAGTAAATTCGCCCGGTGGATTCGTAGGTCCTATTACAGGTGCGGTCACAGGTAACGTGACGGGCTACATCATTCTCCCAACGGCTGACCCTGAAGTGGTTGGTGCCTTGTGGAACAACGCTGGCACAATTACCGTATCGGCGGGCTAATAGCTCTAATCTTTTAAGGAGCTAACTATGGCTATGCAATATGACGTAAAAGCCGCAGAACGGACCACATCGGGCTCAATTTATGGTGACGCTACTCGGGTCAAGGGTCTGATGATTTCGTTCGCTAGCGGGGGCACTGTGGCTCTAAAGGATGGGGGTGCGAGTGGCACTACACGTTTCTCCTACACAGCGCCTGCAGCGGCAGGTACTACTGATATCCTAATCCCCGGTGAGGGCATCCGTTTTTCAACCGATGTTTATGCCACATTGTCTAGTGCGACAGTGACGGTGTTCTATGGCTAAGGCTATACCTAAGACCACTAAGGGCGCGGGTAAAAACTACCAAAGCACGAAAGAAGGTGCCGGTATGACGGCCGCTGGCCGCAAGGCTTATAACGCCAAGACAGGGTCTAATCTTAAGGCCCCCCAGCCCAAGGGTGGTCCTCGTAAAAAATCATTTTGCGCCCGGATGAGTGGTATGCCGGGTCCTATGAAAGATGAGAAGGGTCGTCCTACACGCAAAGCGGCTAGTCTCAAACGGTGGAAATGCTGACATGAGCCAAGACCCAATTGAAACAGCTCGTGAACTGGCTACACACGCAAGCGATATTAAACACTTGCAAGATGATATGGACAAAGTGCTCTATGAACTAGAGGGCATGAAGAAAACAGTTGATGCGATAAACCAGAAGCTAGATAAGGTTGAAGGCGGCTGGAAGACGTTAATATGGCTTGGCGGAATGGCCAGCGGGATCACCGGTATTATCGGTTTTATTGTGGGACACTTTAGGGGTTAGATATGAAACACGGAATGAAAGACGGTAAAAAGATGGCAATGGGCGGTATGCCAATGCGTGGTCAACCTATGCCAATGCGCGGTCAAGCGATGGCTAAAGGCGGTATGCCAATGACGATGAAGGACGGCAAGAAAGTCCCTGCGTTTGCGGCTGACGGTAAAGGTAAGATGGCCAAGGGCGGCGGTGTAGAAGCCAAAGGCAAGACCAAAGCTAAGACAGTTAAAATGGCTATGGGTGGTAGTGTATCTAAGCGCGCTGATGGTATCGCTCAAAAGGGTAAAACCAAGTGCAAGGTGGGTTGATGAGAAACTACGCAGAAGGCGGTATGATCGAAGAAATCCCAGAAGGTGCACAAGAAGTACTACGTGCACGACGTGAGGAAAAAGCCCGTCTAAAGATGAAGTCTGATGAGCGTGCTGAGAATGAAGCGCCAAAGAAAGTTGTGAAAAAGAAGTACGATCAGCTTAAAAACATGCTGGGTTTAGGTTCACCAAAGAAGTCCGTTAATAAGGCCAAAGGCGGCTATGTCTCTAAAGCTGACGGCTGTGCGAAACGAGGTAAAACCAAAGGGCGCTTTGTATGAGAGCTTCACGCGGGATGGGCGCAGTAAACCCAAGTAAGCTACCTAAAAAGGGTACGAGCAAGCCCAAAGTGGGCACACGTAAGGACGGTGATACGTTCGACATGTATGCTGAGGGTGGTAAGACTAAGTCCCGTGTGAATGAAGCTGGTAACTACACCAAGCCCGGTATGCGTAAGTCGCTCTTTGAGAAGATCAAGGCAGGCGGTAAAGGCGGTGATCCGGGGCAATGGTCAGCCAGAAAAAGTCAGCTACTCGCGCAGCAATATAAAAAATCTGGCGGGAGTTATAAGTGAAGAAACCGCAAGAGTCCTTGAAAAAATGGGGTGAGCAGAAATGGCGTACCTCAGACGGTTCTCCGTCAAAAGGAAAGAAACGGTACTTACCCGATGCAGCATGGAAAGCGTTAAGCCCTGCGGAAAAAGCAGCTACCAATAAGGCTAAAGCTGCCGGTAACAAAAAGGGTAAGCAGTTTGTGGCACAACCCAAAAAAGTAGCAAGCAAAACTAAGGCGTACAGAAAATGACCACATCCGGCACAGCGATATTTAATTTGGATCTGAGTGATCTTGTCGAAGAAGCCTTTGAGCGGTGTGGCGCTGAGTTGCGTACCGGATATGACCTGCGTACAGCGCGTCGTAGTTTAAATCTGCTAACGGTCGAATGGGCAAATCGCGGGATTAATTTGTGGACAATCGAGCAAGGGGAGTTACTTTTGGTCCAAGGACAAATTATTTATAATCTACCCGTGGATACTATAGACTTGTTAGACCATGTTGTACGCACAGGGGCGGGGCAAAACCAAACTGACATTAATATCACGCGTATTTCAGAATCTACATACTCTACAATCCCCAACAAAAATACTCAAGGTCGTCCCATTCAAGTGTGGATTAACCGACAGATAACGCCCCAAATCAATGTGTGGCCTACACCTGATCAAGAAAATTACTACACATTCGTATACTGGCGGCTAAGGAGAATTCAAGATGCGGGTAGTGGCACAACGACTCAAGACATACCTTTTCGTTTTCTTCCGTGCCTTGTGGCGGGCCTTGCATATTACTTGGCGATGAAAATTCCCGGGGGCGACGCTCGTTTACCTGTGCTACAAGCTGAGTATGAGAGACAGTGGATGTTAGCCAGTGATGAGGATCGAGAAAAATCCACTCTACGTATTACTCCTCGTCAAATGTATATATAGGGGCGGAGATGTCTAATCAATTCGCGTCTGGAAAATATGCCATTGCCGAGTGCGATCGTTGTGGTCAACGGTATAAGTTAAAGCAGTTAAGGAAACTGACGATCAAGGCTAAGCAGGTGAACATACTGGTATGTCCGGAGTGTTGGGAGCCAGATCAGCCGCAGTTGCTAATTGGCATGTACCCAGTTAATGATCCGCAGGCTGTAAGAAATCCCCGCTCAGATACGTCTTATGTTGTGTCAGGTGATGATAGTGGTGGCAGTAGAATATTTCAGTGGGGCTGGAACCCAGTTGGTGGTAGTAGTGGCGGTTTGACGCCAAATAATTTAAACTTACGTATTAGCATTGGTACGGTTACCGTGTCAGTTACTTAGGAGTTGTCATGAAAGAGCAAATGAAGAAAGTCGCTAAGAAGGCCGTCAAGTCACACGAAGACAAAATGCACGCCAGTGCTAGCAAGGCCAAGAAAATGGCCAAAGGCGGCAAGACCGGTGATATGATGAAGACTATGGGCCGTGGTATGGCTAAAGTGAAGAACCAAGGGAGCCGATAATGGGCAAAACTGGTAAATATTCCCACAAGATGATGGGCAAAGAAGTCGGTCAAGCTGAGGTTTATGCGAAACCCCACGATATGCAGGGTAACACCTACAACCCCATCGAGTTAAATCGTGATGAGCCTAAGACGTCGGGTATGAAAATCCGTGGTACTGGTGCGGCGATTAAGGGGCTACTAGCGCGAGGGCCAATGGCGTGAACTACACTGAATTGCGTCAAAAGATTATTGACTTTGCTGAGTCTGAAGAACAGATGTTCTTGGATAACATCGACAACTTTATTCGCACGGCTGAGCAAAACATCTACAACGCGGTTCAGATTTCATATTTGCGCAAGAACGTCACGGGCTTCGCCACCACAAGCGTTAAGTACTTAGCGGCGCCCATAGATTTTCTATCGGTGTATTCGATGGCAGTGATTGACTCGCAAGGCAACTACGAGTACCTGCTGAATAAGGACGTGAACTTTATCACCCAAGCCTATCCATCGGTCAATGATTTGGGCAAGCCCAAGTACTACGCTATTTTTGGCCCACGCACGACGGATACGGTGCTACCGGAGCTCACCAATGAAATATCTTTTATATTGGGCCCAACTCCCAATGAGCCTTATTCCATTGAGCTCCACTACTTCTTCTATCCCGAGTCAATCGTTACTGAAGGCACAACTTGGCTTGGTGACAACTATGACACAGCTTTATTTTTTGGCGCTATGCGGCAAGCCTCGCTCTTCCAGCGTATGGAGCCCGATGTGATTGCCAACTACGAGCAGAAGTACACTGAGTCTATGACGCTGTTGAAGCAGTTGGGTGACGGAAAGCAAAGGCAGGACAGCTATAGAAGCGGTCAAGCGAGGTACCCTGTCCAATGAGTTTCACCGGCAACTTCACAAGTAATGCTTTCAAGACCGCCCTACTAGAAGGTGGGGTTGACTTTGGTTCGGACACGCTCAAGATCGCTCTATACGACAACACGGCGACACTAGACCAAACGACAGATGTGTACACCACAGTAGGTGAGGTTGTTGCTTCCGGTTATACTGCTGGGGGTTTGGTTTTAACACCGTCGGTAGCTGCGTTGGACGGCGTTTCGTTTGTTTCTTTTGATAACGTGTCGTGGTCTGGCGCCATTACCGCGCGAGGCGCGTTGATATACAAATTATTCGGTACAGCAGTATGTGTTTTAGACTTTGGTGCAGATAGAACATCAACCACAACATTTACCGTGGCGTTTCCTCCAGCATCCAATACTTCGGCGATTTTGCGCCTTCAATAAGGAGTTTTATTATGTTTAGCGAGAAAGCAAACTCCGTCGATACGATCGCAACTAGCGTGACTTCTGGCGGTGTATTAGACGGTCAGATTGAGGCTGGTGGTGCGTTCACAGTTCAGTGTTTTGATAAAGACGGCAACCTTAAGTGGGAAGCTGAGAAACACAACCTCGTGGTCAACGTCGGTCTAAAAGACATGAACGACAAGTACTTCTTGGGCTCTAGTTACACTGCCGCTTGGTTCATTGGTTTATACGGTGCCGCCGCAAGTAACAACCCTGCTGCTGGTGATACAGCGTCTTCACACGCGGGCTGGACCGAATTAACGGCATACAGCCAAGCAACACGCCCAGTGTCAACATTTTCCGCCGCAACAACAGCCGACCCCTCAGTGATTACAAATGCGGCTAACGCGGCTCAGTTCTCTATTACTGGCACTACAGTAGTAGGTGGCGCGTTCTTGATTAACAACAACACCAAAGGTGGTACAACTGGCGTTCTATTTTCTGCGGCGGACTTCCAAGCCCCGGGTGACCGTTCG